CTGTTGTCATTATTCCACTCGTCTCTAATGGTAGAAAATTGGAACGACATCTGGTTAATATCTCCCCGCTCCATAGACGCTAATAAATCACGCGCCCATTGCGTATCTGGGGGTACAATCTCCACTAAAAGCCCCGTTTCATCCTCTCGCATGGTTAACGTTCCAGCTTTATTACGTCCTAACACATAATTATTGTCATGGTTGAATAAAGCCCGTACATCAGCCTCAAGAATGGTTTTGGAGAACGCGCCGGGGGCTATAATCTCCCGAAATCCCCCTAAATCCTCGCTAAAACGGTTAAAGTTAGCGGCGTAACCTCTAATAACTGGTTTCCCGTCTCTGTTTTCCGCTCTTAGTTCGGTTTCGTAGGTTCGTTTTTCAATTTTCATAGTGTCACTTTACCTTATTTCCTTTTCCACACTGTCAAACAGTACTAAACACTGGCTACAATGGCACAATCACAACCTCTGTGGGCGGGCGCATGGCCTACATTACTGCTCGGACGCAATGGGCTACTGCCTCCAATCGGCTTAAAATCTTGCCCTTCTTCTAAAAAGTAGCCCTCTATGGCAATTGTGCGCCCGTCTAAAGAGCGACAATAAGGGCAAGTTTCACCAAACGTTACCCAACGCTTTTTCTTTACCCCGCCCCGGCCGTAAATCATTAAAGCAATAGCACTGCCTAGCCGTACAGTTTCCTGTAATGCGCTTGACGTTGCCCCATTCTCTCGCCAAAGGTCAAAACGTCGGGCTATGGCCTCGTCTGTTCCTTCCTCTAGTGATGTTTCTAGCTCTGCCCGGTCGTAGTTGGTATGACGTGCCGACAAGTCGGCAATATAAGCCTCAAGGAAGTTTGTAATTTCCCCCGCTTCTTTTAGGTTGACCTCTTTGGCTGTCACGTCTCTTGTTAGTTCCGCGTATGTCGTGGCTAGTGGCTTAATTTTTCGGGCAACATATTTTTCATGCTCTGCCCAAAAGGTAGCAAGCCATTCCCTAAACTGTGAGGTATTGCCTAGTTGTTTGTATTTGTTGTTAATGTCGTTAATTTGCCGCTTAATAATCTGAGAGAAAACATCCTCAAAAGAAGGGATAAAGCTCTTTTGTAAATTATGGCGGGCATTAGCCGAAGCTCTTTGTTCAGTAGTCAAGGGTAAAACGCGGTACTCGCTTCTTTCCTCTTGTGGCTCCTGTGTGTCTTGTGGCTCTTCTACGGCCGGGGGTGTTTCTACGCTTTCGGGTGGGGCAATGGAAATAGAAGAGGGTACAAGGTTTAGCTGACTGTAGTAAACATCACCACCGGGGTCGTCCCGCATTGACATATCTTCTAATTGTCTCACTTCATTGGCTGAAAGAATCCCGTAGGTAATGCCCTGCCCGTACGCCTCAAAACGTGTTTTAATGTCACCTCTTAACAGCCCGTCAACGTTGAATTTTACATAGTAACGCTTTTTCTCGGTTGGCAAAAATAGGCAGTTGTGACAAGCTCTTTCAATATTGATTAAATAGGGCTGTAAAGAGTAGGTGACAAACTCAATACCCAAATGTTCTACATTGGCATAAGTAGCCCGCTCCAAATCGGACAACATATGAGGCGGAATGTTAAACCAGCGTGCTACCTCGTTAACCTGAAAGCGTCGAGTTTCTAAAAATTGCGCTTGCTCAGGGGGTAGGCCAATGGCACGGAATGTCATCCCTTCTTCTAAGATAGCAACCTTGCCCGCGTTGTTACTTGCCCGGTGTCGTTCCTCCCAACTTTTAAGAAGGTTGTCATACGCTTCGGGGGATAGTTGCCCCGGATGCTCTAAAACCCCGCCGGGGTTAGCGTTATTGGCAAAAAAGGACGCGCCGTATTTATCGGCTGATAACGATACCCCTAGACTTTGCGCCGCTAACTCTAAAGGTGCATAACCTATGAGGCCATTAGAGCTAAGCCCTTTGATGTGCATAATGTCAATAACCGGCCGGTATATATTTTGCGTTCCCCCGGCCGTGTATTGTCTGTATCGCAATTCCCCCGCCTTGTTTCTATAAATCTCTATTGTTTGGGGGAGTAGTGGGTATAGTTCGGTAGGCTGACCTCCCCCGTCTCGGATAATCCTGATATAAGCATTACCCCATGTTAAGAGGCTCACCATAACTGCCCGCCAAAAGTCGAAGCTCGTCATCTCTGGGTTAGGCATATCGTGAAGCAATGGATAGGCGGGGTGTTTGTTGTCCTTGTCCTTAGTGCCTTTTGTTTCCCGATAGACGTGAACAGGTAAGCCCGCCACACTTTCGGACAATAGGCGTATGGCCTGATAAACAGCAGACACGGTTAAGGCAGTCTCTTGAGTAACGATAGGGGTGTTTGTATTTATCCCTCTGGCTGTATAGTACGATTCCGGGTAATCTAACCCACGCTTAAAAATGCTTCTTAAAATGCCCATTATTTAACACTGCCCCATAAACCTACCCCCAACAAAACAACCCCCGGAATGATTAAAGACAGGGGAGGGTAGATAAAATAAACGCCGCTAGAAATTAGAATAAGCCCAACAAGAGCCATGAGGTCGTTTGAATCTATTTTCATTAGGCCAATTTTAGCACCCCAATTTGTCCACACTGTCAAAGCGTAAGAACGCCCCTGCTCTGGTAAACACTTGAGGCATTGCCCGCCCGCATAGCCCTATCTAACCCCATAATCAGAGATACAATACCATCTATTTTTTCGGTACTCGCCTCTTTATCTGGTTTAATATTCCCGGCCGGGTCTATCCTAGCCACCACATTATGAGCCATCCACGAAAGCACAGGATTATCATTGTGTTGTAACTCACCCGTTAACATTATCTTTTCCAGTTCCTTCATGGGAGCCGACATAGACGCAAAACCTTGCCCAAATTGCACCATCTGGAAACCCGCCCCAGACAGTTGGGTAGATATGCTCACCGCTCCCCACCGGTCGAAGGCTATTTCTTTAATCTTGAATACTTTCCCGTCCTTCTTCACATGTTCAATAATAAAATCGTAGTCTATAACATCCCCCGGCGTGGCAATAACTAGCCCTTGTTTAAGCCACATATCATAAGGCACACGGTCACGCTTTACCCGCTCCCTGATATTGTTTGCCGGAATGAAAAACCGGGGGATAACTTTATAACCCTTCTCCCCTCTTAGGGGTGGGAAAACATAGACAAGGGCAGAAATATCGGTTGTGGTGGATAGGTCAAGCCCGGCAAAGCATACGCGCCCTTTTAGGCTATCCTCGGTGTATTTAACTATGCCACACTCTGCCCACTTCTCCCCATTTACCCAACTTGTTTCCGCTTGTGTCCATACGTTGAGATGTAAGCGCAGGAAACTATTAAGAGCTTCGGGCATTAGCTTTGCCTGATTAGCCAAGCGTTGAATGTCGTCAAGTTTTTTACTTATTCCCAGATTAGGGTTAGCTTTTGCCCATGTCTCAGGATTCTCCCAATCATCCCCATCATCTAAAGTGTAAATAATCCCAAAAAAACTATCGTCTTTGTGTATTTTTTCTAGGATTTTTGTCGAATAATCGTGCATATTCCAGCAAAAAGATTGCCTATTAAAACCGGCCGTAGTAATGGCAAGCATAAGCGGTTGACGGCGTGACCCTGTAGCAGTTTGGAGAACATCCCACAAGTCACGATGAGGCCAGGCGTGAACCTCATCACATATAGCCCCGTGAATATTTAACCCGTCGAGACTGTCAGCATCACGCCCCAGAGGTTCAAATTTTGACGCTAACTCTATACTGCTTAGGTTATCCCGGTAAATCTTGGCTAACTTAGATAGTTGGGGGCTACGTTCCAGCATCATTTTAGCGTCATTATGGCTAATTTTCGCTTGGTCTTTCTTGGTTGCCGCGCTGTATATCTCAGCCCCGGCCTCCCCATCAGCCAACATCAGGTATAGACCTATACCGGCCGCCATTGTAGTTTTCCCCGCTTTTCTTGGAACTTCTATATAGGCAGTTCTAAACCGCCTAAACCCGTCCGGCCGTTTCCAACCAAACAAGGAGCCTACGATAAACTGTTGCCAATCACTTAATTCTATCGCTTGCCCATTCCATTCACCCTTCCAGTGTTTAAGATACTTGAAAAAAGCAATGGCTATTTTTGCCGCTTTATGGTCAAAATAAAAACCCGTTTCGTGGCTCTCTTCTATGTCCCTTTTGTGTCTCTCGCACGCAAGCCTCACCCACTTGCAAGCCAATACCCGGCCGCTTAAAACATCACTAACATAGTCGTCATAACTGAACAACATTACTTAATGACATCCTCAAACAACTGTTCAGCCAAACTTTTCTCCTTTTTCTCTGGGGCAATAACTGACAAACTAGCCCGCGCCGAGGGCGTCATGCCAAACTGTGAGGCATAACGTAAAAATGCGGCTGAATCATTACGCCAGTTACCCAAGTCTGTCCGGGTCATAGACCCCGCCTGTAAACGGTTTGCCGCTTTAAGAGCAAAGAGGTAATGGAGGCGCATAAACCGAAAAGCAGGGACATCCGCTTCTGTTAAAATCCCTAAATCTTTCAGCATATTAAACCACTCCAAACTTTCCCCCTTAAACTCTGAACTATGAGACGGGTCAACGGGTGGGGGCATAGGCTCATTTTTAGGCAATGGTCTACGTCCGGGGTTGCCCGTTAGTTTCTTTAATGCAGTTGGTTTGTTTTTAGTTCCGCGTTTACCCATAACATAAATCCTTATTGATACTTTGTAC